TGATGTTCTCAGCGCAGATTTCGTCAACATCATCCAGCACGGTCAAGTTTTACTTCTGGCCTAAGCTGAATGGAACAGACGCGCCTAACAACACCATTGTTTATTCGCTACACCAGAATGACGCGACAGTCGTTGTTTCGCGTTCTGCGAAGTTTGATGTGGCTGCGGGTGATGAATTGCAAGTTATGTGGGCGGTGGATAGCACGTCAGGGTTCTTGGATGCGTCTGCGGCAACATCATTTTCCCCAGCAGCGCCTGCAACAACGCTTCACATTACGAGGATGCATGGGTAGGGGTGTTAATATGACGGATAATGTTGTACATTTACACTCAAAGCCACGCGTAGTCATATTGCCGGTGCTCGAGGACGACTTTGATGCATACCTCAGCGCAGGCATGGAGCTCATAGCTCCGTCGATAGCAAGGCAATCCAACGACGTCACCTTGCAGGACGTCGAGGACGACATACGAGGCGGGGGCGCAGTCATGTGGCTCGTTCACGTCGAGGACACGCTAGTAGCGGCAGTGACAACATGCGTCGTGAAGCACCCTCAGAGAAACACCCTAAAGATCGAGTTTATGGGCGGAACGCAGATGAAGAAGTGGATGGACGAAGCGATCGATACTTTTGCAGATTTAGCGCGTCGCGCGGATCTGGGGGCTGTTGAAGCGGACGGCAGAGTAGGGTTTGATAAATATGTGGACGCGTCACCGTTTCGCGAGGTCTACAGACACTATGTGATGGAGTTAACCTGATGGGCTCAAGAACGACCACAGAAAAGAGTATGCCAGAGTTTCAGCAGAAGTTTCTGGAAGAAACGGTAATACCGTATGCGCAGGACATAGCTGGCAGAGAGTTTACGCCATACGAAGGCGAACGCGTTGCCGGCATGGATCCGCTACAGCAGCAGGCGATGGGCGGCTACGGCGCACTGAGCATGGGCGGGCCACTCTACGGCCAAGCGGCCCAAGCCTACGGGCAGATGGCTCAGATGGAAGCACCCACCGCAGACGCGGCGCAGATTGGCCAAGTTGGCACACTAGCGCAGGCGGACATGGGCCAGTACATGTCGCCGTACACAGAGCAAGTTATCGAGAGCGGCTTGCGCGAGCTGGGCGGGGCGCAGGAGATGGCGTTAAACAAGCAAGGCGCGCAGGCAACGGCCGCGCGTGCGTTTGGTGGATCCCGTCAGGGCATTGCCGAAGCTGAGACACGCAAGGCATATGGGCAACAGGCCGCGGATCTCATTGCGCGCGAGCGTGCGAATGCATTCCGTCAGGCTCAGCAGGCCGCGCAGTTCGACATCACTGGCCAGCAGCAGCGCGCAATTCAGCAGGCTCAGTTCCAGCAGCAAGCGGGCCTCGCGGGTCAGCAGGCGGCGCTGCAAGCGGCACAGCTTCGCGGAGCAGGCGCAGCCGGCTTAGGCGCGATTGCGGGCCAGCAGCTACAATCACAGCTTGCGGGGCTTGGCGCCCAGATGCAGGCGGGCGAAGCAGGCCGCGGCCTAAACCAAGCGGCTCTCGATGCAATGTATGCAGAGTTCGCGCGCCAGCAAGACTTCCCGCTGACAGGTCTAAGCGCACTCGCGACGGCGGCGTCAGGCATCCCGAGCGGATACGGCACGACCACGCAGTCATACGGCGGCCTCGGGCCGGCGCTAGGCGCGGTCGGCAGCTTGGGCATGGGGCTCGGGCCATACGGCTTTAACGTGCTGCCAAGGTAAGAGGTGAAAGATGGAACAGTACCTACTAACACAAGAAGACATTGACCGCCTCAATCTTACTGGCGTCATGGCAGGAGAGCCAGCGACAGTCGAAGAGATGAAGCTGCTCGGCCTTCCCGTTGGCCCTAGCCAGCAAGAGCCACTGCCTCCAACGGTGCCCGTGGAGCAGCAAACGCCAAGCACTGCGGCGCCCATAGCGCCTGCGACGAATGCAGCGGCTCCAGCGGCCGCTCCTGCCATGGGTGGTATGGATTTGATGGGGCTGCTTAACCTGTCGCAGCCAGTGCCACAGGATCCGTTCGAGAACTTGTCACGCTCCCAGCGCACCATGCTGGGCTTTGCTGCACTGAAGGACGCAGGCTATGCTCTCCAAGGTAAGGAGGGTGGCGCTGTCAAGAACGTCATGGCAGACATCACAGAGCGCGCCGACATGGAGCGCAAGCGTCAGGCGGCGTTGGCTCAGCGTCAGATGCTTGGGACTATGTTGAGCGGATCAGCGGCAGGCACGCTAGACCCGCAGGCAATCATCAACGCAATGGCTACAGGCGCACTCGATCCAGCAACCGGCACGGCCATGCTAACGCAGATGGAGAAGCTGAGAACGCAGAAGGCTGCCGACGCAGCAGTTGTCGGCGGTGGAGCTGGTGCTCTGGATGATTTGAAGAGACTAAACGAGATGATCTCGTCGGGTGGCATGACAACAGGATTTACGGGGTGGCTGTTTAGCAAAGTTCCGTTTTCTACGGCATATGGTGCGCGCGATGTTGCGGATACGCTGCGCTCTGGTATGGCGCTAGGCGCACTGAAAGAGCTGAAGGCGGGCGGCGCGACACTTGGTTCAGTTTCTGAGAAAGAGCTGAACTTACTTGAAAGCGCGATTGCTAAACTGAACCTCGATCAACCTCGCGAGCGGGTTTTGGAGCAGATGGCCACGATCGAGAGGCACTATAAGGACGCAATCCGCAGGGCGTATACCAGCGCAAGCGAGACTGAGAAGCAAGGCTTTGACGGTTTCTTTGGCGGATCAACGCCTGCATGGGTGCTCGACACGTCAACGCCACAGCCAACGCCAAGTACGACGCCGTCGACTGATGACTTGAGCGAGGAAGAAAAGAAAAGATTGGGAATATAAAATGGCAGACCTCACCGTATCCCAGCTAGAAGATCTCGCCCGCTTTGCATACGAGCAAGGCAATGTCGAGAAAGCCCGTGAGCGATTAGCGCAGGCCGATGCACTTAAAATGGAGCAGGCGCAGGCACGCGGAGATGTAAAAGAGTTTGGATACGCTGGAGGCGCCGGCGCCTTACGCGGCGCATCTGGTGCCGTTGATTTACTTGGCCAAGCGCCAGAGCTCTTGATGCAACTCGCGTCTGGCGGTGGCGAGAAGATGATGGAAATACTTGGCCTATCATCAGGCCGCGCTCCGTCGGAAACACAGCAGCGTGCCCTCGGAGCAGTGTTTGGCGATGCGGGCGAGCAGCCAGCGCCATCGACTGTGCAGCAAGAAGTCGCGAAAATGACTGGCGGATACAGCGAGTACCGCAGCCCGCTTGTTGCCGGCCAATACGGCGGCACACTAGGTGAGTTTACGGGCGGCGCGGCAGCCATGCCGATTGGCGGCCCATTACGCGCAGTAGGCTCTACTGTGCTTCCAGCGATCGCAAGCGAAACCGCTGGCCAAATCACAAAAGGCACTGAATACGAAAACATGGCGCGCATTGCGGCGGCGTTAGGCATTCCAGTAGCGCAAGCACTGGCCACGCCGGCATTACGCCGCATGGCCATCGGAGATCCGTCCGAAGTGCAGGCGTATGTAAAGGGATCCACCCGCCCGCAATCAGTGGGCATATTAGAGCGCGCAGGCGTCGAAGACATCTCCGCAGGGCAAGAGCTAGGCTCGGAGGCGTTGATGCGCCTAGAGGGCCGCGTGGGGCCGTCTCTGACGTCAATGGGTCAACTTACTCGAGCCGTTGCCAAAGAAGCCGGCATTGATACAGATGCAGGCGTCTTGTCGGCGAATGTCGTGAACACAAACCGCCAACGACTTGGCAGTGTGTTCGATCAGGCCGATGATCTCGCCGGAGGCGTTCCGACGCAGGCCGAGGGCATGGCGGCCGTTAATCTGGTGGGCACTGCCGAAGAGTTCATGACGGAAGGCGTCAAGATCCCCAAAGCGCTAAACGACACGGCCAATACCATTGGTAACGCTTTTATCGACGGCATTGAACTAGACGCAAAAACAATTAAGCAAATGCGTGCAAAACTAAACGAAGCAATCAAGCGCTATTCACGGGCGGCCGATAAGCAGATCGAGTATGGCTTGGCAGAGGACTTGCTCGGTACGTTGGATGACATGGTTGCGCGTCAAATATCAGCGACATCACCAGAGTTTGTTGACACGCTAAACACAGCCCGCCAGCAGTACCGCGCCCACTTAACTATGGAGCGTGCACTTACTGGAGGAGGTCAGGGAAAGGCTTCTGGACGAATTTCGCCTGAGAGCCTCGCATCAGCCACTCAGAAACGTGAAGGCGTTAGCTACGTTAGAGGCACAGGCAGCGACCTTGGAGAGCTTGCACGCGCGTCTCAGGAGGTGTTGACACCATTGCCACGAGTTGCAGAGGGCGGGGTACGTTTCCCCGATCCTCGCGTCGGTCAGTTGCGAGACGTTATCCCGTCAATGGCTGCAAGTCGCATGCAAGAGACGCTGCCGATGCCAGCGCGTGAGGCAATATCGCAGCGCCTGCTCGAACGCTTGGCGCGTCAAACAGGCGGCCTGCTTTCCATCGATTAAGACTTAGGCGCCTTGCCGCCTACCCACGCCTCGTTGACATCCGGTGTCGACGGGTCGTCGGCTTTTAGTTGGCCCTTGGCCGTGCGTGCACGCTTTGGCGCTGCCTTCGCTTTCGGCTTATCCTGTTTCTCGAGCTCAGCGGCCAAGCGTTTGATGGTTGCAGCCGCTTCGGTGCAGGCGTTCATCATGGCGCGCGGGTTAGAGATGCGGTGCGGCAGATCGAGCAGCATCAGCAAGTTTTGTTCTTTTTCCGTTAACATAAGTTTCCTCCGTTACTGTAATGCAACACTACGCTAGATGTAGTTGAAAAGCAAATATACACGCTATATAGTGCGCATAGATAGGATCACCCTTATCTGCCTCACTTCACTGTACTGGCCCCGCTTCGCGCGGGGTCTTTTTTTATCTCTTGCAATCTGATGTGTTAGCGCTTAGTTAACAATTACACAGTGAAGGAGATAAACATGGAAACCAAACTAGCATACGCGATGATCCGCACCTTGGGCCAGATCTTTGCAGACGCACTTGCAAAGGCGGGCCACGCTAAGCCTGACACCAGCATCTTGATGCACGGGATCGCGGCTTACTCTAAGCTAAACTTGAAGGGCGAGGACGAGCGCCTCGACGAAGCGTACAACGTCGTGATGAACGACATGATGGAAGCAGTGCGCGGCTCATGGAAGGCCGCGTAATGACCACATCGGAATACATCATATTATTTGGCTGCGCATTTGTGTGGGTGGCCTTTGAATGCGCGCTGATTGTAGCGTGATCGTGCGGGCCGCGCTAAGTGTCGGGGGATAGCTTGGCTGGGCGTATATACATATGTATTTACGATGCCGCGGCCCGCGAAATACTTTTACCAAAACAACGGAGGACTGCAACATGGAATGGTTCATGGCGCTTTATATTGAGTACACAATTATGGGTAGGGACGTTGAGACTTTTTTGATCCTGCCTAGCCGCGAGGCTTGTCAAATCGCCATCCGCGACAACGAGAGTATGGAGCGATATCTAAACGCGGATGGCGACGTCAACATGTGGTGCCTAGAGACTGGCGTCATGTCTAGGTCAATTAGGCCAAAGTTGCGCCCAAAAAGCAATAACTAATGCCTTGGTTTTGTGATACATTCTCTTTGTGTAGCCAACACAAGAGGAGCAGCCCTTGCCCTACAAGGACAAGGAGAAACGCGCGCAACATGCGAAACGATACGGTGCGCAGTGGTATCAGCGCAACCGAGAGAAGACGCTCGCGCGCGTTTCCAAGCGGAAGAAAGAGAGGCGCAGGGAGTGGCACGATTTCAAGGCGGGCTTGTCCTGCCTTTTTTGTGGCATCTCGCATCCGGCTGTTATAGATTTCCACCACCCAGAGAATAAAGGCGAAACGAAAGTCAGCGCATATGCGCAGAAGGGGCAGTGGAAGCGCGCATACGAGGAGGCAGGGAAGTGCCAGCCCTTATGTGCCAACTGCCACCGCATCCTGCACTACAACGAGAGAGAGGGAGAAAAGAATGAGTGAGTTACCAGAATACTTTGCAATCGCATCCAAGATCGTCGAGCGCGCGGAGCGCGGCTTACCGCAGGATCGATGGATGCGTGGCGATCACGAAATGGAGGCGCTTGTGCGCGCCTACGTTGCTTTGCTTAAAACGTGCGAGAGTATGCACGCCGATATGATCCAGCGCGGATCTGATGCCATGGATATCGACTAGCCGCAAATGCGGGCGTGCGTCTCGTTGTGTACGATCGTGTCGGTGAGTAGCTGGCGGTCGTACTGCATCAGAATGTCGACCGTGTCGCTCGACTTAAACATGTGTGGCTTGGCCAAGTCGCAGTAGCTACCGCCCGTTATCGTTGCGCACCCACTTAGAAGCACGCTCAGCGAGCCCATCATCATCAAGAGCTTCAACTTCATCTTCGATCTCCTTGGCCTCCATCAAATCGTCGAGGCGCTTGTCTTTGATTTCGTACTCGAGGTCATGGCGCCCATCCGCCTTGCCGCGGAAGTACACGGTCACGACGGCCACGAGGGCCGCCCCAATGAGCCATAGGTACATCTTCAGTCTGGCTAATACGAACATCAGCGCTGACCCTTATTCCACTTCTTCAGGCGCTCCATGTCGACCACCCCTAACGCTACCATACCCACCAGAGCGAACACCCCCATCAGGGCCAGCTTCTGCCACTCTAGTCCACCGATAACACCAACAAGGGGTGTGGCGGCAGACGTAACCTTTGCAATGGTTGATGCCTGAACCGTCTTCGACTGGGCTATGTGCGTCTTCTGCTTCTTGGGCTTCTCTTGTACGTTGCTCAGCCATGACGTCACCTGAAAGCACGGGCACATCTTGGCGCTCACTTCGTTGTGACCCATGACTGTGTTGATCGATGGATACTCCATCCGTAGCTGCGCAATCAGCTTGCGCAGGGCGCGATCCTGCTCCGGCGTGAAGTGCATGTCGAATGCATCGTCTTCATGCCCGCCGTGTCCGCCGAAGAGCGCGATGCCGACGGATGTTTTATTGTAGCCTTTCGCGTGGGCTCCGGCTTTCTCGATCGGGCGCCCCTCGACGACAGTGCCGTCGCGGTCAATGAGGTAGTGGTATCCGATGTCGCTCCAGCCGCGTTCCTCAACGTGCCAGCTCCTGACCTCGTCCACCTTCTCCTGCGGCCGGCGGTCTGCCCACCACGCCGCGCGTGTCGCCGTGCAGTGCACGATCAGAGTGTCTATTTTCCGCATGTCTTGCAAGCCTCCTTCTTGACTGGCGCTATACTAGCCGATGACTTGCTATTTGTATATATGCCGAAGAAGCCCGCTCCAGCGCCAACAATGACGCTGACGAAGGCGCTCTGGGCGTTACTGGGATCCTCGAGGGCCATGAACCATGTCGTCGTGTTGTAAAACGCTAGGCCGTACAGCGTCATTATCATGCGCGGCCAGATGCGCCACTTGTCGATCCACTCAGGTGTTATTGGCATAATGCTCCGCGATCCTCTTGTTGCTGGTGATGATGATCACCTTCCCGTTACTATCGTAGACGATGTATTGCCTGTCAGTTTCGATCAACTGCGAAGCAGGCGACTGCTTGTCCGGCATTCTTTACCATTACCTCCGCCTTTGCCTTGGCGCGATTGCAGTGCGCCTCCGTCCCGTATGCGCCGAGCTGAAAGTATTCGAGCTGGCCGTCGATGAAGCTGAGCCAAACGAGGATCCACATTACCACTTACCCATGTATGAGCCGAGGTAGTACAGGCCGGCGATGCAGGCGCAGAACGCTATGAAGATGCCAGCGGCCGTGGCGATTTGCTCGTTGCGCTTCTCTCGGGCAGCGGCTGCCGCCTTCTTCGCCTCGGCGCGCTGCGTGCGCACCTTGGCCTCATAAGACACCCACCTGTCCCAAGTGCCACTCGGAGCATAGAGACGGCACCAGCTCTCGAGTTCGGCGCGTTTTTGCTTGATGTCCTCCAGTGCTTGGAACTCTTCCCAGTCCCCCTGCTCGCCACCGGTAATCGCGGTCAGCGGGCTCTTCTTCTTACGCTCGACCGCGGACTTTATGTCTTCCTCGGCAGTCAGAAACTTGCCGATGGAGCCCATGAGTGAAGCCGTCTCCTTGCCGTTGCTCAAAGCGGTACGGATCACAGAGTAAGCTGCGTTCGCCGCGGCAATGCTTTCCAGAATGGCCATGTCATACGTTCCTATATTCCGCGCAGGGCATCCACGGCGGCTGATACTTAGCCAGAGTATACTCTATTTCGGGGGAAGAATAAACGCAGACGACGACGGGGGCTGGGCCGAGCGGAGTGGCGATCCACGTCAGTGCAACGTGGATCAGCACCCAGAGCATTACTTTCTGAGCGCCTGCTCGATGTTGTCGAGCTTCGTAAATATCGCGGCAATGGTTGTCTTCATCTCTTTCATCTCGCGATCGTGAGACGTCTTCGTGGCCTCGTGCTGCGCCTTCAAGACAGCGATGTCAGTGTGGTGCTGTGCTTGGCGGTTGAACATGTACACGACTACTCCTGCCACCGGTAGCACGACCCACTGCATAAATGCATCAATCATCTCGAAGTTTACTTCCATTGTCCTGCGCCTCTGTTTCATACAGTTATACCACAGCCAAAAATAAATTAAAATAATTGCGCAACGGGGTTTTTGGCAACTTGACTGCATTGTTAATAATAAGTTAACACTTGTTAAAACATAGGAGCTAATATGATCACCCCAGTCAAAATGAAACACGACGAAGAGTTAAAGCAGATCGGGCCGCGCGTTAGCGAGACGGTCGCAAATGCATTGGCCGATTACAGCAAGCTGACGCGCATGCCGCAGGCGCTGATCGTCGAGGCGGCGCTCCGCGATCTACTCAAGGACGCGGGCTATGACGTCTAAGGTTTACGCCGGCATCGACTGCGGCTACCGCACTGGCGGCGTGGCGCTGATCGACAAGAGCGGCTTCGCTGAGGTGCACGACCTCCCGACGTACACCGAGGGCGGGGTCGACATCACGGCGCTGCACGAGATCCTAATGAGCGTCGACATCGACCACATCTTTGTCGAGAAGCAGCAGGCCATGCCCAAGCAGGGCGTGTCATCCACGTTTAAGCTGGGCTACGCCTACGGGCAGATCGTGACCACAGTAGCACTCACAAAGACGCCTTACACGATCCTGACGCCAGCCGGATGGAAGAAGGGCTTGCGCCTGCCGAGCGACAAGGACGCGGCGCGCAGATTGGCGCAGCAGTGGTATCCGAAAGTCGCAGACCAGTTCACACGCAAGAAAGACGAGCACCGCGCCGAGGCGCTGCTGATCGCACACTATGGGGCAATGTTAGAATGACCAACATACGCTACGACATGTCGAACGAAGAGTACCACGCGAGCGACGCGCTCAGCGCCTCTGGCGCCAAGACGATCGCGCTGCAAAGCCTCTTCGATTACAAGTACGCCGAGCGCGAGCATAAGGCCGCATTCGACGTAGGGACAGCCACGCACACATTTGTGTTCGAGCCTTTACTGGCCGACACAGTCTGGTGCGGGCCGGAGACGCGCCGCGGCAAGGCGTGGACGGAGATGAAAGCCGATGCAGACGCCGCGGGTGCGCTGCTCCTCACTGACGGCGATTATCGTTTAGCCAAGGGCATGGCAGAAGCCGTCCGCGCCAACCCCGACGCAGCGCAGCTCCTCACGTCAAACATGACATGCGAAGCGAGCGTGTTCGCGCGTGACCACATCTATGGCGTAGATATGCGCGCCCGTCCAGACGGGTGGCGCAAGGACATCGCCACGCTAATCGACTTGAAGACGACAGTCGATCCATCGCCGGAGGGCTTCGCCAAGCAGGCGGCGAACTTCGGCTACCACATACAAGATCAGTTTTACCGCAGGGTGATGACACTGGCCGGCCACGAGATTGACCGCTTCGTGTTTATTGCTGTAGGTAAGTCGGCGCCGCACAAGGTCGGCGTCTACGAGCTTAACTGGCGCACGCTCGACGAGGGCAACGCGGCAGTTAAATATGCGCTGGAGGCTTACGCCCACGCGCAGGAGACGGGCTTATGGAACTACGGGTACGAAGAGCTGCAAACTCTCGAGATCCCGCCGTGGGCCTACAAATTCACTCAGGCAAACTAAGTCAGGAGACACACATGCCAATCGAATTTACATCAGAGAGTAGCGGGAACTCTAACTTTGTCCGCGTCAACTTGCCACAGAACAGGTGGACACTGAAAGCCGAGGGAGGCGACGAGACGATCGACATGGATCGCGGGATAGCCATCGACATCAAGAACGTCGTGTTCGGCTGGCTCCACATCGACATCGGCGTGCGCGACTGGCAGCCGTGGCCATCACCGTCACAGCAAATCGCAAAGCCAAGCGACGAGCACAAGAAAGGCTTTGAAGTCGATTGCTGGATGGGCGACGGACGCCACGCGCAGTTCAGCGGCAACAGCTACGGGCTAGGCTCATTCATCGCGAAGCTGTACAATACGGCTGAGACGATGCCAGAGTTCGCAACGCAAGTGCCGGTCGTGCAAGTCACGTCGTCGACGCCAGTCGTCATCGGCAAGGGCACGTCATACGACGTCGGCTTCCACATTGCCAAGTGGATCGATCGCCCAGCGGAAGGCGAAGCACCCGCAGCAGCGCCCGCAGAGCCCGCGCCTGAACCCGCACCGGCGCCAGCCGCATCCGCTGGGGGAGGCAGCGACTTCGGGTTCTAACAAACGTAATAACGTGCGCGGCGCTACGGCGCCGCACGCAACAAAGACGCAGTGAGAGTGAGCAAAAATGAGTGAAGCATATTTTGAGAAAGTGCGAGAAAGCGCCGTCAGCGAAATCCTGACAACACTAAAAGGCGCACGCAACGAAGCATTAAACAAGGCGGCATACGCATTAGGCCGGCACGCCCACCTTGGCCCAGCAAACATCGATGCGGCGGTGTCCGATCTGCACAGCGCGGCCAAGCAAATTGGCCTCAACGAAATAGAGATTAAAGCGACAATTGGATCTGGCTTTAAGCGTGGCGGCGAAAACCCCAAGGTGCTCGAGGACAGCGACGCCGTGCCATACAGCGCCAGTGAGTTCGATCGCCTAATCGGACGCCTCGCTGGCAAGGAAATGCTGGTGCGCGACGAGGAGACACGCCAAGACAAGATAAAGAAGGCGCAGGAGCAGTGGGAGCGCGCCGTACCGATCTCACGCGAAACAACCGACGCGGTACGCCCAGCGCTCCTTTACCTGAACTCACGCGGCCTCAGAGCAAGCACAGCGGTCGACACGGCGCGGTTTAGCCCAAACGTATACGACGGGCCCGCGATTATCTTCCCCGCGGTCAACGAGGAGGGCACGCTGCAAGGCGTGCAGGCCGTGCTACTCACGCCCGAGGGCAAGAAGCGCGAGCACAACGGCATCAGTAAATATTCCCGCGGTGTCATCGCCGGAAATGTAATGCGCATCGGCGATACGCAAGGCGAAAAGCCAATCTGCATTACCGAAGGCCCAGAGGACGCGCTCAGCGTACGGCAAAGCGTACGGGACGCCGCGACGGTCGTCTGCACGTTCGGCAAGGCTGGCATGGCCTCGTACAACGTCCCACGCGCCTCAGATGTCACGATATGCGCGGATCCCGACCTAGACGTCGACAAGTGCGCCGAAGTCCTCGCGGGAGACGGCAGCACCGCAGTGCACGTCGTGCGCTTCGATACGCTCGGCGTCGAGAACGTTAAGGACGCCAACGACTATCTGCGCGAAGCTGGCGAGGAGGCGCTCAAGCTCGCACTCGCGCAGGCAAAGCCGGTCGAGCAGGCGAAACTCGAGGCGGCGGCAACCGAGCGCAACTGGCCGACGCTGTTCGAGCCCATAGACGCGGCCAAGATACCGAAGAGGCGCTGGGTGTACGGGCACCACTACATCCGCTCATACGTCAGCGTCGTGGCCTCCGCAGGGGGCTTGGGCAAGTCATCTATGCAGATGGTGGAGGGCGTGTCGGTGGCGACAGGCAAGCCGCTGCTCGGGGAGCCCGTGCACGAGACGTGCAAGGTGTGGATCGTCAACCTCGAGGATCCGATGGAGGAGATGCAGCGCAGAATGGCAGCCGTGATGCAGCACTACGACATCAAGGCCGACGACATCCGCGGCAGGCTCTTCTTAGACGCAGGGCGCGAGCTCAAGATGATCTTCGCCAAGCAATCGCGCGACGGGCTCGAAGTCGTCGAGGAGATCGTCGAGTACATGATCAAAGAAATCAACGCCAACGACATCGGCCTCGTATTCATCGACCCGTGGGTCGCGGCGCTCGGGCAGATCAACGAGAACGACAACGCGGCCATGAACGCAGCCGTGGGCGCTGTCAGGGCCATCGCAGACGCGACAGATGCCGCGATCGTGCTCACGCACCACATTCGCAAGCAGAACGGCGAGGACGCGACGATCGACAGCGTCCGCGGCGCAGGCTCACTCATAGGCGCAGCGCGTGCCGCGCGCGTCCTAAATCGCGTGTCAATGGAGGAGGCGATGAAGCTCGGCGTCAGCGAGAGCGAGGCGCGCGGCATCATGCGCGTCGACGACGGCAAGAACAACCTATCACTGCCAGCGGAGAAGGCGACGTACAGGCGCATGCTCGGGGTGCAGCTTCCCAATGAGGAATACGTCGGGGTCGCGGTCGAGTTTAAGCTGCCCGACTTATTCGACGGGGTCAAAGCCAAGCACGCACTCGAGGTGCAGCGCATCGTGGGCGCCGCGGAAGACAGTGGCGAGCCCATGAGAAAAAACGTCCAAGCGAAAAGCTGGGTGGGCGTGGCTGTGGCGGATGTGCTAAAGTTAGACATGGAAAAGAAACACGAGAAGGCGAAGGTCAAGGCAATCGTGAACAAGTGGCTCGAGACAGGCGTGCTCAAGGAGAGCGAATGGAAGAGCGGGCGCCATGGGCGCGAGGTTCCGGTGATCGTCGTCGGCGAGTGGATCAAACGCGAGGAGGCTGGGCTGTGATTAAGAAGTGTGAGCTATCAACATGTTGCAACTTTTTTACGAAGCCAAAGCGCGTTAAAAAGTTTTGCGGTCACAAGTGCATGCAATATCACCATGGATCTAAGCGTAAGGATTATTATCGTGAGCACGCTAGAAAAAGGTATAACGAAGATGCAGCTTGGCGTGAGCATCGTAAAAAATACAATCGTGAATATGCAAAAAAATGCAGCGACGAAGTTAAGCAAAAGATTAGTGAAACTCGCAACTCGTACCGGCGTGAACGACAAGAGGCCGACGTAAACTATAGGCTAAGAAGAACACTGCCAGCTAGAATTAAACAGGCAATTAAACACTCTAAGAATGAGAAGTGCGCAAGCTCTATTGAGTTGCTTGGGTGCTCAATCAATCAAGTGCGCAAGCATTTAGAGGCACAGTTTCAGTCGGGTATGACATGGGACAACCACGGAGACTGGCACATCGATCACATCAAGCCATGCGCAGCGTTTGACTTAGCGGACGAGCGCCAGCAGAGGGAATGCTTTCATTACTCAAATCTGCAACCGCTATGGGCGCAGGATAACTTGCGAAAGGGTGCCAAGGTATGAACGCTACCGAGAAAGAAGAAATCCTACGCGTCGTGTACTGCGAGGCGTGCGACATGTACGAGGTCGAGTGGAACGGAAACAACAGCAGATGCCAGCCGCTCGACAGCGACGAGAACGTGGCGGAGGCGATCAAAGCTATCGCCGATACCATGGAAGACTTGGAGCAGCTCGAGGAGGTTCTCGGGGCGTATCTGATGCGGGATATTATGCGTCCGCACTTACCACACTAGAGGTGTGGAAGCGTGTGGAAGGTGTGGAAAATAAGCCGTAAAACACTCCACCACACCTCTAGCGTATATTATACGCTAGTGTGGGGGAACGTGCAGGGCTTATGAAAGTAGGTGTGGAGGAAGTGTGGTGAAGGAGGGACGTAACCATGGCTAAGAAGAGCTACATAACAACGGGGAAGGCGAAGGCGCGGGGCAGAGATGTCGCTGGACATGTAAAGCCAGACGAGGATGCGCTGGTCATTAAGGCGGCTGTATGGGGCCAGCTCGAGCCGCTGCAAAAGGTGAGCGAGGAAAAGATCCGCCGCTGGGGCGATCAGTTGCCGAAGTGCGTTCCGCCGGAAATGGCGGGGCGCTTCGAAGCCGCATACGAAGCACTCGAGGCTGCGGTGCTGGCGAATGATGTCGTCGCGACGCACGAGGTGTGCGGGCAGCTTATCAGAGCGTGGGACGTGCTCGAGAAGGCGGCGCTTGCCGCGGGGCACGAGCCGCTGAAGGAGAGCGCTTGGTGCGTGCAGATGGAGGAGGGCGATATCATGTGCATCGCATTCCACGGGCACGCAGAGCTGCGGAAGAAGTATCCGCACTGGACAGTGTACAGCGTCAGCGACGCGTGCAGGATCTTGCGGGCAGACTGGACGGCGTCATTCTTGGACAAGGCATACGACAGCTTCCCGAATGCGAAGTTAACGAAAGTCGTGTATAACGGCGAAGACAAGGCACCGATTAACTGGGACTTAGGAGGAGATGATATACCGTGGTAGGTGAAGTCGGAAAAGCGAAGATGGCAGCGCTAGACACTGTCGGAGAGGATGAGATCCTCGAGCGTATCGCGCAGGGCGAGACAATGCAGATGCTATGCAAGCAGTACGACATAGGAACGAAGCTCTGGTACAAGTGGCTCGACAGCGTCGAAGGACGCAGGGGTCGTTACAATGCCGCAATGAACGAAGCTGGCCACTTTTATGCGAGCAGAGCAGTCAACACGGCTCAGTCGGCGACGCCTGAGACAATCAACGTAGCGCGACTGCAAGTCGATACGGACAAGTGGATGGCTGCCAAACGGAACGCGGGGTACGACACAAGACAGCGTGACGTCGCGATCAACATCAGCGTGAATGACTTGCACGCGCAGGCCGCTGCGTTGCTCGGTGACGTGATCGAGGGCGACGCTGTCGAGGTCAGCGATGATGGCGATTGATCGGCGAAAACACGCATCGGCGCAACACTGCGCAGGCGCGCGTGCGCGTAATCGAACGAGCGTTCAATTGCAAGCGTTATCGTTGCCGCAGCGCAGCGAGGACACAAGATGTTGTGGTTTGCGTCTGGCGCATAGCTCGGGCTCAGAAAAAAGCGTTATAAAGCAATGACTTATCAAAGTTTTAACATAATAGCTGTTATACGACTTGCGTTTAGCTATGCGCCTCGCGCATACCTTCGCCGAGCGGCCGCGTTCGACCCCCCC